CTTTTATCTGTGGTATTTAAATGTTTTGCTAATGATACATCGACTATATCATTCTTAAATTTCTGGCCGTTTTTAGCCCAGTGTGCTGTATCACCGTCGATGTCTAATTTATCTACATGAAGCATTGTGGCATTAGTACCATTACCAGTATCAAACTTAGCCCTTACTGGAATATCTAATCCTTCAACTACTATTCTTTCAACGTAGCCTGATTCAGTTCTATATAAAGGTCTTCTGTGAATTTCTGATGAGAAATAATCTAATATAATCTCAAATACTTCTTTATCTGTTTTTTTGCCTATCTTTTTACCATCTACAGGATCATATCCCATGAATGAAGATCGTATTCCCGGTGATCCGTTTATCTCTAATATGTATAGTTTGTTACCAACTTTACAATGATCTACACCGCAATACATAGTGCCAGAGCTCCTAGCAGCACGCCTAATGAGTTCTTTTTCTTCTTCCGATAGATTATATGGGACAGTTTTAGCACCTAAATGTACGTTGTTTCTAAATTCTTTATCGTCTTGTTTAATTCTTTCTGCTGCGCCTATAATGTGACCATTCACAACTAGCGTTCTAATATCGGATTTAATGTCTAAGAATTCTTGGATTAAAAGTTCTGCATCGAATTTCCATAAGGATTGTGCTACAGATACTAGTGAAGCCATATCATTTACCTTAGATACCCCGACACCTTGCGTACCTGTTAATGTTTTAATTATAACTGGAAACTTACCACCAATCTTTTTATGAGCATTTTCTATAGACTTAACATTGTTAATCATCGCCGTTTTAGGCGTGTTTATATCATACCTGTCTAAGGTAATAGTACTAGATAACTTATTATCGCATAATAGCATTGATTCTAAATCGTTAATTAAAAAGAACCCATAAGTTCCTAAGGTAGATACTATGGCTTGTGATACTAATGTTTGTATTGCCCCAGCTCTAACAAAGATAATGGACTTATCTTTTTGTATAGTTATTTTTTTATCTTCGCCATCAAAGTTATGGAATGTAACTTCACCTACTTCTAGATCTGAATCTGCTATATAAGCTTCTTCTACGTTAATTAAATTGTATTTTAAACCTTTCTTTTTAGCTACATCTTCTATAACATCTGCAAATGTACCTTCCTCGTCGCCAAGACCAAGTACAACAAGATGCAATTTGTCGGTCGGTTTATTAGCAAAAGTACCTGAAGTATCTGTTGCTTCCACTATTGGTGGATCTATATAGTCTTTAAATTTCATATTACCAGTTCGTAAATTTGGTATCTTGTTCGAACCAAAGATTACCATCGTTGTCTTTACTATATTTATGATCTTCAGAACCCTCACCTAAAAACCCAACCGGAAGCATATCATCTTGAATTGCTGCTAGTCTTTCTCTATATAACATATCTTTCATGTCGATATCTGTTAATGATCTAAATATATCCGTTGTAGTAAACCATGCAAACAATACTAAGTTCATCATTAAGTCATCATGGTTAGATGAGCTTGCTTGAAAAGAAGTTCCTTTCGAAACAAAAGTACTCATCTCTACTATTGTATTTGCATCCACAATTGCGAGTTTCTTTTGTTCAATTAAATCTTTTATCGTTGAACAACCAATACGTTTTACTCTTCTTGTCATTGTAGCACCAATTGCATTGGCCTTAACAGACGATTCTACGAAGATGTTTTCATACTCTAGATCATAATATAAGCCATTACAAACCACTGCACCCTGATCATTACTTTCAATAATAACATAAGCATCGTTGTAACTCTTCGCATATTTATACACGATATCCGGTAATAACATTGGTGATAGGTTGTTATCTCTGAACACTGCCACTTGTTTAAATGGGTTAACTGAGGTATCAATAATGGTAAATGTACTATAATCTTGTCCTCTACCCTTTGCAACATCCACGGTCATTATGTATTCATGACCTTCGATTGCATGTTCGTAGACGAAAGCATTCTCTTTAATCATAATAGGTTCGTGGCTTTTTTGGGCTAATAAATGATTAGCATCAATTAAAGTATTACCTCTTCCGTGAAACGTATTACCAAACTCTTGCTCAAATTGTAATTCAGAAGTATTAGCTATAGTTTCTTTTTGCCATTTCTTATTTCGTCCTGGTACATCCCACCAATCTATCCTAAAAGGTTTATAATCATTTGTTTCTTGTACAGCACCTTCCCATAGTTTATGGTATACATTACCTATTCCATTTGCTGTAGAACAAATTATAATTTGGGTATCTTTACCTGCTGATACCACCGGATAGGTAGATGTATAAAATCTAGCATCATCGTCAATAAAAGCAAACTCATCTAAAAACAATAGGTTAATAGATAAACCCCTTATAGAACTACCAGACGTTGCCGCTGCAAGTATCTTAGAATTATTACTGAACTCTATAGAGCCTTTATTTAATGCCTTAGTTCCTGGTTGTAAAAAGTAGGGTAAGTTTTCGAGCGCGAGCGTAATACGCGCGAGCATCTCACGGGCGACCGCGCCCTTGTTCGCGAGTACTGCAATTGTTTTATCTGGATGAAATACTGCATACCATAGAATATAAACCACACTAGATATACTTTTACCACTTTGTCTACATGCTAACACTATACTAAATCTATTCTGATTAAAGTGTTTAAACATCTTCTTTTGGTATGGATAAAGATTAAACGGTACTAATCCTTCATCCAAAGATATAATCTTAACATACTTCATAGCAAAATACGCAGGACTTTTCATACACTTGATGTATTCTTTAATCTCTTCTTTACTAAATTCAGTCTCTACACCATCACGCTTAACGTTTGGATTTCCTAGATAGCCAAATTCGTTATTTTTAATTCTCTGCATCAATAATGTCTTTTTCTTTAGATTGGTCTAGTATCATTTTTTGTAGATCAGCTGTACTTCCTACGAATAGGTTATTATTAGTAATTGCTTCTCTTTTTAATATTTCTTGTTCTTCTTTATTTAAATCTTTTTTACGCTTTTGTAAATCCATTAGCTTTTCAGTAGTATCGGCTACATCTTTAATAGCTCTAGATAATACTTCGAATGCGCGTGGGTGCTCGCTCTCGCGGGCGAGCTCGGCCAACACATCTAAACTGTGCATGCCAGTCGATATTAGATCTTTATAGGTTCTTCTTGAGAATTCATAATCATCTTTGATATCAAGTTTGTCTTGTACCACTGCAGCTGGGGTTTTTTTGTTTTCAGCCGGTAGATTTTTCTCTAGTGACTTTTGTAGTTTATCTCTTTTATCCATGATATATCCATTACGATGTAAGTATTATTACGTTTCCGCCCATTTTGGCATGATTTGCACAGTAGTAAAATAGTTGTTCAGGTGCAGTTTCTCCTACCACAAATGTTGTGACAGTTGAAGAAGTAGCAGTTACTCCAGTTGTATAAGCTGTTCCGCCTGAATGTGTTCCATCTACTACGGTTGATATCCTAATTGGATGAGCTGCCGGATGAGTAAAGATGTAGGTGTTTCCTCTATATAAAGTTAATGTTGGTTGAACCTGATCAAATAAAGAATATTTATTAGCAGTAAAGGTTAAGGAAACATTATCACCAATTGTTTGAGCTGTGTTTAATGAAATACTTGTAGGAGAATTAATACTAGATATTTGTACTGTACCGCTTATTCCTGTTCCTGTTACAACATGTCCAACCTGTAACCCTGTGGTATTAACCAGCTGAACGTCAGTAGTATTACTTACAGCAGCTGCGGTAGTTCCAACTATGCTTACTGCCTCGATTGAAACAGTATATTGGAAGTTTCCACCTCCAACAACAAACTGATTTTCATCGTAAGCTACGGTAACAACTTTTGTTAATGCTGTATCTGAAGGCCTAACTGTATAGTTTAATCCTTCATAGAATTCACCAGTTGCCTGGTTTTCAAAGTCAAGATTAACTTCTCTTATTACTGCTTGATCCACAGTTGGACCAAAGAATTTCATTTTCATAACAAAGTCTAAAGTATATGTTAATACTCTTCTTTCTTCAAAGCTACCTTCGTATTCATCATTAATAGCTACTGAAGTTAAAACAACCGGAACATCTTGTTTAAGATCAAAACCAGATACAGGTTTAATTGTTAATGTATATTCAGGTTGAAAGTAGGGTAATATTTGTTCAACAATTTGTAAACCATCATCTTGGTTCTTTGCGAGTATACTTAATTGCATACCAATATTGTATGCTGTATAGTTCTGGATTGTTTTCTTTTTAGTTACATCTGAACCATGGGTTTCTACGATCTTATTTCTTTTTTGCCCCTTTTGTATTACGTCTAATTCTAGAGAAGTAATCTCAAAAGACATACGGGGTAACTTAATCCCCATTGGAGCATCGAATCCTGTTTCTTGATCTAATCTAGCTAAGAATTTTTGTTTCGGCCCATAGGCTAATGGTACTCGAATTTGGTTTACAATAGAACCGTCTGACTTTCTTCTAACAACAGAAATATCATTAAACAGTGTACCAAACACTGCTACTGATTTTCTCATTGTTGCGTGATAAAAATGGGTACCGAACATTAATATGTCTCCGATGGATCGCCGAATGGATTACTTTCTGTAAAGTCTATAAAGCCATCTGCAAAGTTTTCTAATGCAACGTTTTGAGATCCGCCATCAGTATCGAATGTATTTGTAGTATCGTTTATATCATATACCTTGGTTACATAAGCAACATAACCGCTGGTTACTCCAATTAAACCAAAGTTAGTAGAAACAATAAAGTCTTTAGCAAATCCATCGCTGTTCGTAACTTCTATATTAGAAACTCCTACCTGTGATATTGTAGCTGAAGTTTTAGTTCTATTTTGTACTTCGCCTTTAACAATTATATCTAAACCAGTTGCTGTAAGTCCAACAGTTTGTTGTACCATTTCACCAATTTGAAAATGATTGTCGCCTGTAATAGCTAAATCCATTGTTACCTGATAGGTACTTGCCCCTGTCTTCAGATCTATTCCTTCTATACCTGTATCGAAATCTTCATCATTATATTCAAACAATGAGCATTTTAATTTATATACTGGTAGATTAGATAACTGATAGAACGGGGAATCATCTTGGACATAAGAAATTTCAAAGAATGAATTTGTCATTGGAAGAAATAAAACATCACCTTCTTGCGGTCTTGGGTTAGTTAGATCGCTAGAGAATATACCTATGATTTTTTCCCATTGTCTTCTAGAGATTACGAATGTTGCTTCGTCTCTAATTTCTAAACCAAACTTGGAATATAAATCACCTGTACCTTCGAATCCTTCTATATCTTCTAGGTAAGCTTCTATTAAATATGCATCATCGAATTTAGATGCAGGATCTTCACCTAGTATATTATCCCTGTTCACTAATGTTCGAGGAATGTAATATACATCCTGACCGAATATTTTTAGGCTTTCAATAACTAGATCTTCGTAAAGACTTTGTTCTGTTCTTACCGCCTGTGAAAAGAAAACTGATCTTGGCATGGTTTATCCTGTA